TAATCTCGGAGAATATGTTATTGTATAGTTAGCCATATGCTTACAAATTTACTTATTTTAATATTACGGACAACTATAGAACGATGTTATTTGAATTGAACCATTATACGTTGGTGGAGGTGAATATTGAGATAATGTAGCTCCAGTGTATGTATAGAATGTTTCAGTCGGATAAGGTAACACGTATCTTCTACCTACTGAACCAGGTACAATTGTAGTATATGCATACCCTGTTCCAGGTGAACATTCAGCTAATTCATAGTATACAGTTGGACTAGGGCATCCTGTCAATCCTGTTGACGTAATTGCAAGCAATGTACCGCCCGGGTTGTAGTTAATAATGCCATCTACTATATATGTATTTCCTCCTGATGTAACTCTATCATTAATTTCAAATGTGTTAGCTGCATAAGATTGAGAATTTGCTGATGATCCATCAGAACATTTGTACAACACATACCATTCATAACTAGGGGCACTAGGACATCCTGTCAATCCTGTTGCTGTAATTGGAATTAATGTGCCTCCTGGATTATAATTAATAATTCCATCTATAACATATGTATTTCCACTGTAAGTAACTCTATCATTAACCTCAAATGTATTTGCTGAATATGAAATAGAATTAGCAGTAGATCCATCAGAACATTTATGCATTACATAATATTCACTTAATGGAGGTCTTGTACTTTGTGTAACAGGTATTGTAATATTACCTGAACAACCTGATACTGTTATATTTAAACTACGTGGAGAACCTGTATTCTCTAAAACATCAACATAAATAAGCTCATTGCTTGAGCCAAACTTATCGCTAACTGTTAACCATCCGTTAGTAGGAACTGTTATTGTCCAATCAGAATTAGACTCTATATAGAATGATTTTTTTTGTATTGTGCCATCAAATGATAAACTAGTCGGTGTTACTTTTAATGAACAATTTTTAACTTCTCTATCATTATCTATCACCAATACATAGTGTTCAAAGTAAGGGTCAATCATACCAAGTTTTACGGTATTTGTATCCAAATTAGCTTTAAACCAGTTTTTCATTCCTTGAGATGATATCTCAAATAAACCATTAGATTGCAATGCCATTACAGCACCACGTCTTGTATCTGTAAAGTATAAATCATTGCCCCATCTAGCAAAACTTTCTGGGTTAAGACTAATACCATATTCTCCTTCGTAGGAAATTTGTGTTCCTAAAACTTCAGGAATAGAAGCGATTGCTCCACCTCCTACAGAATCACTTAATAAATTTTTGCCATAAAGAACTTTAGATATCTTATTTTCTTGGAATACAATTAAATCTGTATCACGAGAGTAAAGTTTTTGAATGGAACCAAAGAACCTATCTAAGTATTTAAAGTTTCCAAGCGATAAATTAAACTCATTTAATCTGTTGATTGCAGATGTCTGAGTATAAATACCACTATATGTAAGAGCTTGAACTAAAGTCTGCTGCTCATATCCTTCAATAGTAGAATTGGCTCGTGGACTAAATTGCATTGTTGCAGCATTCCAAGCATCACGTATTCTAAAACTTTCTACTCCATTACCAAATGTAAAGGCGTTAAAGTCAGAGTTAAAGTCAAGCGTATTTAAATCTATTATCGCCGGAGAGCCCAGTGCAATGTCCTGATTGTCAACATTTCCATAGTGATTGCCATCGATAATAGGATACGTTTGTGAAAGCTCATAATATATATCTTGGTTGGTGTCTGTTGGAACTGTCTCAAACAAGGAAGGAAAATCCGACTGTATTAGATTAAAATTAGTATCCACATTAGCCCCACTTGTTGTAGACTGATATGTATAGAAATACATATACATAGGATATGCTAATGAAGCCGGGCTAATTGATCCTCCTTGAGCTATCCTAGATGGATTTATAGCAGATGCAACACCTCTTCTGAAGACAATGTTTCTAGCTCCTAAATTTTTAGATTGACCATCGTATTGAATCCATCTTTTATATACAGAATCTTCAACAAACCATTCCTGTATATTAACATAATCCTTTGTTGAAATAAATGTTTGAGTAATCCATTGATCGGTATTATCTGTTTCCTTGTATTTAAAGGTAACTATAGCACCTGCTTTAATTGGTCTATCTTCATTATTTGACGGACTTATTGACCAGTCTGTAAACGGAAAGAATGCAGTAGGATAAAGCGTTGTACTTTCATTAGTAGATCCACCAAAAATACTATAACCTCCTGTACTAACACAGTTTACAACCCAATAATCATCTATTGTATGACCTGTTGCTGATGCAAAATTAATAGAACAGCTAAGTCCAGAATAAGTTAAAACTTGATCCACCCCTGCTGTAATAGCCACATTTGATGCAACTAAATTCTTATAGGTTCCTTTATAGGTAGCAAAATATTTAAATGTACTTGCACCATCTATTTGAACGTAAAATCTAATATCATCTATACCACTGTATGCGTTTGATGCACCAGTAGTCATATCATTTAAACCTGTACCATAAAATATTGCATTCTCAGCAACACTGAATCTATCAAATACAGGTGTATCTGTAGATGAACTATCACTTACTTGAGAATCTGAATAAGATGTAGTTACTGGTAAAACAGCATCATCAATTTTTATCTTAAAATATACACCTGCTGGTTGGTTTGCATTAGATGTATTTAAGAAGTTTGCATTCTTAGACTGAATGTCTAATATTTTATATTGAACATTAGTGTTATTTACTGCACCTTTTAAAAACAAATAAGAACCTACAGATATTTTATCTTGATCTGCTTGGTTAATTAAAAACCATTTAAATTGACCATCCTCAAAATAAGTCAAAGGAAATACATTGTAATACTCTTGCTTATCTTGCTTAATCATAAAGCGATATTGTGTAGCAAAAGCAGGAGGTTGGTATGTCCCATCAATAGTAACACGAATATTATTTGCCTTTATAGCGTTTGATGCTGGGATAAATATTGTATTAGTATTTTCTGTAGGTGTAATTACAGTAGTTGTTCTTCCGTAATTATCCAAGTAGACAATACCAATTTCATAATCTCTATTGCTTTTAAACGTAGGCTTAGGTGTGCCACTAACCACTGAATTAGGTATCAATGATAAAGAGAACGCAGGATTGATTGGCTCTTTGTTTTCTTTTACTAAATCAAAGAACTGAGTGTAATTACCATATACTAAACGACTACCAATAAGTTCTTGAGACTTTGCTCTAATTGGCACATTATCAAACAATCTATTTACTTGCTCGATTGGCAATAATGTAAATACTTTATTGTTTTTAAATTGGTATGAATATTCTGTATTGTCATTGTAATTGTTTAATTCTTTAACCAAATTATCAATTACATATGTATTAGTACTTTGAGTATCTCTAAAAATTAATTGAACTTCTTTTACGTTAGCAGGACCAGAGTTAAATGTTATATCAGCAGTGTTGAATTTATTAACCATCGACACGTTTTCTGACACACCATAATCATAAGCATATTGCTTAGGGAAAAATGCTACAGAGCTAAAAGGAGACAATGCACTATACTCATTATCCAAATACTTATATCTATAAGAAAAATATAAAAACTTATTCTCTAAGTTGTTAGCTTCACCCTCTGTATACAAATTGATTGTTGGTGCAGACAATGGTGGTGCTAAGATAACATTAATGTCAGCCTCAGTAAAACCATTTACAGCATAATTCTTAGCACGATCAATATTAATCCTACGTGGAGGATTTAGATTGTCAGTCCAAAAAAGAAGTCCATTGATATAATTAATACCTGTAACAAAAAAATCCTTGTTAAATCCAAGTTTTGAAGTTGTACTAGGTGTTTTAGTTGCCTGAATAACAGGTGTTCTTATATCTAATGATTCATTGTATTCATAAATAACATCTAAATAATCAGATGCCACTAACCAATAAATACAATTGTTAGTTTCATAAGCAAGTGAACCAATACAAGTTGCATTGGTTAATCCTAAATTGCTTCCCTTCAAAACATTACCTAGATAGTTCTGAGCTACCCCATTATGTGAGCCTTCCTCTGAGACAAACGCCCCGTCAGAATCGCCCACAATAATATTGAGTGCATCTCTATATGCACCATCAGGTAAAAAGTGAGGGTCAAGATCTTTATTCATGACCCCCGAAAGGAAATTTCTTTGAAGTTCTATCATTTACTTAATCCACTTAGATTGGCCTCTCATGTTCATTAACAAGCGACCTGGGTGTAAATTACTTAATCTAATCTTTGCGTTTCTCCAATTAGAAACTTTTTCTTTGCGAGCTCTACTAATAACATACTCAGGCTGATTTGCCTTAGTATTTAAGATAGCCCATTTGATATATGAGTAGATATACTCTTCTGCTAACTTGTTAATAACAATGTCATTGTCATCACCTGGATACAATCCATCAGAAATGTATTCTAATACTACGGATTTATTAAATACGCCTGAGCTGAAGTTAATAACACCAGCTGCTTTATCTACTCTAAATGTTGGGTTAACATTAGCTACCTCTGTATTCAATCCATAAGCAGCACCGAATCCCCAAGTGAAATACCAAAGACCATCTACATACCAACCCCACTGATTATTGAATGGGCATAACATATAGTTAACTCCATCAATACGAGATAAGTCTAACTTAGATGTTCCTTGCAATGCATTTCCTTGGTCATCAAATAAAATTTGATATTCTTCATCTTGCAAGAATTCAGTAGAACTATTAGCTTGTACGTTTTCGTACATAGGGTATAAATTGCCACCCCAGAACAAAGAAACACGAACATAGTTTACGTAGTCCGGAGGCAACACAAACTTTAGATCGTGGGCCACATCTAGTTGCAATGCATTAATTTGGCGATTACCATCGTAATTCAGCTCCTGCACTGCTCTCTTAGCGTGGAACAATACTTTATATCTGTTGATATTATTCAACAAATCGCCATCATCTGTATACATTAAGATGAAGTTGTTTACAACATCTCCTAATGTTACATTCTGATACGAGCCCCAATTGGCATCAGTGGGTGTTACCCCATCATTGGTATAATATTTTTCCTGATTCATTATTGTTGTTTTTGATCAGTGTATGCTTCTTCTGCTCTTGCCGCTTGTACTACATCCATCTCTCTAATGTTAACGCCTGCGTATTCACAAATCTTAACGACTAACTTAGGGAAGTCAGATATAGCTAACTCAAAATCTTGGTAGTCATTAGCTGATTGATTAAACAAAGGGCTTCCGTTAACTACTGTGTAAGTCCACTTAGGGTCTAACGGGTATCTAACGTAATAGATATTAATGTCATCTATAATAGTGTCAGGATACACAGTTACTTGATTTCCTTGCATAACATACGTAGGGTATGTTTCTGTAGGTGCTGTCAAATTGGAATTAAGCAAATAATGTAATTTACCTTGGTCCACATGAGTAACCTCTTTACCATTGTAGTATAATACATTTAATAAGAAAAAGTTAGCAGGTAGATTAAATTTACCATCTCCAGAATCATAGACTAAGTCTTCGTTCTTTGAGAAATAATCAATAGTTTGGTCTATCTGTTTTGTAATATCTGAATATCCACTAGACTCCAATCCTTTCATATCGCTAATTTTAGCCTTCTGAAAGTCATAGAAGTATTGTTGGAACAATTCTAACTGAGCTTGCTTTGCAAAGCTGTTGAATTCTTCTGGTGTAATAAACCCATTATTATCCTTGTTGATAATATTTAGGACAGTATTTCGTACGGAATTTATCATAATGACAAAGATAATAAAAAAAGGGCACTCAGTGTGCCCTCTTAATTTAACGATATTTTTTAACTAGTGTCTCATAAATCTCGAGACCATCGTTGCTCTGCAAGTAAGATGCTAAGAGCTTAACTGGGTCATCTCCAAAAGGAATACCCATTAATTTGTTTTTATTGTCAGGTAAATTAAAGAAGATATCTCTCTTTTTATTCTTCAATACAAAGATTCCATCTATTAATGCTTTAGCCGCAATATCATTTAACTTAAGCTCTGGGTCATTTAACATATCTAAGAACTCATAAGGATAACTACGAGCATATAGAATTAAGTCACGCTTAAGTTCTTCGCTAGATAATCTATCTACACGAGCACCTAAGAATACACGACCTAAAGCGTCAGCTGTATTAATGTCTAATTCACGTGCAGCAATTTGTGCATCTAATTCAATATTTAATGAATCAATTTGTTTACTCGCATCTCTTTGAGTATCAACTTCTTCAAATAAAGTACCATTATCTGGGTGGTATTTTAAGAACAATTGTAACACTTGATTGTGTCTTGGAACTGCTAACAAACCATCTTCAAAAACGATTGGTTCTAAAATGAAGTTTCCATCTTGCTCATCTTCAAATGGAGACTTTTGGTTAACTGCATAACGTAATGCACGGTTAACACCTAACTTCTCATCAAAGTAAAGTAAAGGTTTACGATTGGTATTTCTACCAGAAATCATAAATGAAATAGGAAATGTTGCTCTTTTAAGGACATATACCTTGTCCTTGAATTCTGTAGTTGACATTATATTTGATTTTAAATTTTAAAGAAAATTAAATAAGGGGAGACCGAAGCCTCCCCCTAAGTTTATTAGTTCTCGAAGATGAAGAAGTTGTTCGCACCAAGAGTACATAAAGCACGCTCAGATAAGAAGTTAACCTCCATTGCATCTAATGAACTTGTTTGAGCACCACCAGCAGAACCAGTGATCCAAGTTTTGTAACGACGATCTTCAGTTTCAGAAGCACGGTAACGAACGTGTAAGAACGGACGTTTTGCATTCTTTCCTAAGATTTGATCGTATACGTTAGTAGAACCTGCAGGTACCAAGATACCGTTGATAGCTCCACCTACGATTCCACCACGAGTAGTAGCATCGTTTAAGTATTTCCAGTCAGTCTTGTAGAAATCGTATCCACGCTTAAAGCCTGTGAAACCTAAGTTTAACGCCATAGTCTCGTTGTTGTCGAATAAACCATATGAAGTACCGCCAGCTCCGTAAGAGTTTTGTGCAGCTAACATATCGTTGATATCGAAGGAGAATTTACGGTTAACGAATAACACGTTCTCTTGGATAGCTCCTTGCTTGTCAAGACGTTGGATGATTGAATCGAAGTCTGATAAAGTAGTTGGGTTACCACCTTTCCAAACGTTACCACGAGTCTCAACTGCGTTGAATAAACCTTGAGTACCAGCAGCACCAGGTTGTACTTGAGAAGCTGCAACAGTTAAGTAAGGTAAAGCACCAGAGTTAGCTTGTGCAGGAACACCTTCAACCATTGACATCTCTAAATAGTCTTCGAAACGTAAACGAGTTTCGTGCTCAGACTTGATGTACCATAAGTAACCAGTAGCACCGTTCTCAGAAGTTACTTCAACCCAACCGATTTGAGCCATATCAGAACCTGATACTGTGTACTTGTCTTTGATGATGATTGGCTTGTTCTCGAAGAAAATATCTTGAGACTCAAGAGAACCTTCCATTCCTAATGAACCCTTAGTGAATTCAGAACCGTAAACGAATGCAGTTGAAGCTGTGTTTACTGCGATTGATTGTCCAGCACCTGCATAGTAAGCAACTGTGAAAGTGTTAGCAGCTGTATCTACTGCAGTGATAACCGCTTTGTCAGAAGCAGAACCAGCGTTAGCAGATAAGAATACAGTTTGGTTAACACGGAAGTTAACTACTACGTTTGCATCGTTAACAGTCCAAGTAGCTGTATCTGCTCCAACAGCAGCAGCTGAAGTACAGTTAACATACTTAGTGTGTAAACGACCTTGCTCTGCCCATTTAATTAAGTCAGAGTTAGAAGGTAATTCTGCACCTACCATACGTAAGAAAGATGCAATAGAACGATTACCATAACGCTCAAATTCTGACTCGTAAGTATCAGGTAGATACTGGTTTAAGAAGTTGAAGTTGGTAATGTAGTTTGTAGGCAATGTTGCCTTTACTGCCGAGGGTTGTAATTGATAACCCGGGGACGCTTGAACTGATCCAGCCATTGTTTGTTTTTTTTAGTTTTTAGTTTTTAAATGATTTAATCCTAAGTCCACTACCGTGATCATTATCCAACGCTGTAACTTTAAACCCGCCTTTCTCAATGTTTTGAGGAGCATTTCTAACACTCATGTCAATATTTTTACTTTGACGAGCACTATCATCTATTGCATCTGCTTTGCCCATATCATAAAAGAATTTGGCCATTGCATCAGGGTTCATTGCCGCAGCAATTGTTTTGTGATACTGTTTAGCATCCTTAATGTATCCATTTTCATCAACGAAATTATTAAAGAATTTGGAAATGTCTGTTTGTTGAGCTTTCAGCTGCTCTGGAGTTCCTGGTTTATAAGAAACCTCTTTATCTCCAATTTTGAAATCAAAACCTTTGAATTCATTAGAGAATAAATCGTTTGTCTTATTCATAAAGTACTCCGATTTTTTAGCTTGCTCTTGCTGCATAGCAGAAGATTGACTAATATATTGCTTGTAAGATTCCAAAGCTTCTCTGTCCTCAGCAGGAATAGTAGCCTCCATCCTCGACTCAAGGGGAGCTTTGTATTTTTCCTTTTGTTCTTCAAAGTACTTTGACGCCTTGCCAAGTTCTTTTTTAAGTGCTAACTTTTTACGTTTGATTTCTTTCTCGTCATCCATCTCCTCATCGTATCCAAACTTTGATTCGTATTCAAATGCGATATCCTCATCATCAAAATCAGGATTAGTCTCACGCATGTAGTCAGCTAGAAGTCTTTCTGGATTAACCTTAGAAAAATCTTGGTTAACACGATAGAAATCTTCTAAACCACGACCTGTCTCTTTTTTAAATTTCAAAAAAGCATTTACATCTTCAGGAAGTAATTCCTGTTGTTGTGGTTTTTCTGTAAACAATTCATCCAAAGAGTTAACCTCTTTGTTGAATTTTGTTTTTAAATATGAAAGAACGTCGTTGTCACCAAATTGTGGTTGACTTTCAATAACTTCCGGAGTTTCTTCCGTAGTTACACTTAATTCTGCTGCCATCTCCTCTATTGGAGCGGTCTTTTCTGCGTGCTCCTCAAGCAACTGTTGCTCGATTTCTTGCACAGACTTCTCTTCAAAGTCTACAAGTTTTACTTGAATATTATCCATTTAATTTAATTTAGTTGCACAAAAGTAATAATAAAAATTATCTTGGGTTAAATTGCTCCAAACTAAAGCCGTCTAACGAATCTTCTTCAGATTCAAAGTTCATAGCAGGCAAGTCTTTTTGACGTTGCTCAATTAACTTTGATTGTTGAGTAGCTTGAAGTTTTGTGCGATCATCCTTGGCTTTCTCTTTATCCATATCTAGTTGTTTGATTTTTTCAACCTCCATTCCTTTTAACTGCATATTGTATTGGAATTCAACTGACATCAATTGTTCTTTAATCTGAGCCTCAGCTTGCATTCTTTGAACATCTAGCTGCATTTGATTCTGAGCAATCATAGCTTTAGCTTGAGCCTCAGCTTGAATAGCTTGTAATTTAAATTGAGCTGCTGCTTGAGAAGATTGGATATTACCTTGAGTTTGCATTTGAATCTTAGCTTGCTCATTCTCCATATCTTGCTTTTGCTTATTCTTACGCTTAAGCTTTAACAATTCATTAGCAATCTTAATATTTTTCATCTGTCGAATATCAATAGCATCTTCAAGTGAAATTTGATCACGTTGTAAAGCCATTTGAATATTCGCTTCTAATTGACTTCTTTCCTCTTCATCAGGTGCAACCTCAATGAAAATACCAAAGTCATGTAGGTACAAGTCTTTAATTTCTTCTAAGATGCCAACAGCGTATTTTCCAATCTGCATTGTAAACTCTTCTTTAAAATCAGAGTATTCCAAAATGTCAGCAATACGAAGCGATAACGCTTCAGACAACCTGCGAGTAATAAATAAACTTCCCTCTAAGATGTGACGAGTTGCTGTATTTGAATTAAGTGCTGCAAGTTTTTGAACACCAACTAAAGCATCAGGATTTGGAGTAGAAGCATCACGAGCTTCGTTCAATCCTGTTACATCACGGATCATACTTAAGTATTGATTGTATGCATTAATTAATGCAGTAATCTTACCTTGACCACTATTGGTATTAAGTTCTTGGATTGGTATACGGCCGTGGTTTAAATCACCATCAGTTGTCATACTACGTCCAATAACACTACCCGTTTGGAAATACAAACGAAGAGCATCTTCTGGATTGTAAGCACCACCTGTTCCCAAGTCAACCTCATTGATACCATCAGCATCGATGAATACACCATCTGGCACAACACGTTGTAGAACTTGTTGTAATTTAAGGTGTGTCATTTGAATTAAGTCAGCAAAAGGAATCATACGACGAGTCAGTGACTCAACAATTCCTTTATACATTCTTGGTGCTACAGCGATGTAGTTTGGTAACGCATATTGAGAAGCAGACTTAGGGCGAACCATATTACGAGCAAGCTCCCACTTAAGTAAATAAGGAGATCCAGGTACCATCACCCCTTCGTACCATACGTCAATTCTCTTTTCAATTCTCTCAAACCTTTCTTCAGTTCCTTCAGGAGGGTTGAAATTTTCATCTTTTTGGATTATACGAACGCCATTGTTCTCAAGATATTTCTTCTTGTAAACAAATGTCTTATCTGTTTTATAATTAAA